ATTTCTCCTCTTAAGAACTCACTTGCTCACGAAACTCTGCCAGATGTTGAGTGTCCTCGTCCTGATATACTCAAGTCTGTTGTAGAACATCTCGGTCAGCATAAGACGCCGTTTGGTCCTGTTCGTCCACTCACTCTTTTGGAGGCTATCAATGCTCCACAAGGCCTTGAATATATCAAGGGTTTGGATAGAACAAAATCCGCTGGTTGGCCACACAACACAATCGAAGAAGAGAAAGGAAAACGCGCGTTTCTCCAAACCGCTAGAGAATTTCTCTCATCTCTTGACTTGCGAAGAAAGCTATCTGGACCACAGCTCAAGCAAAATGCCTACTTCGATCTTAAATTCGAACGTACTATGGGCATTTCCACGATTGACTGGTGCGCGGAAGTTGCTGCGACTATTGTTGCGAACAAGTGGGAAACTACTCATCCTGAGTGGTTTTACCCAACCCCATCATTGATCTTACTTGTCCGGTCCTTTATTGCCTCCCTGGCCTATCCCGAGTCCAATGCTCACTTTATTGCTGCTTGCCGTTTTCTTAAAGACGAGCGACGCCCTATAGCAAAAGCTGATGCTGGAAACACTCGTGCTGTGGCCTCTCTGCCTATCGAGCATCTTTGTGTTGCTCGCATGTTCTTTAGTGACTACGTTAATGCTATTGAAGCTGATCCAACCAATGGCATCAATGCCCTTGGAATCAATCCACATTCACATGAGTGGAAACTTCTCTGGCAACGTCTCGCTAGCATGGACTTGAACGCAGACCCCGTTGCAATCGCAACTGATTGCACAAAATTCGATCGTTCTCAAACGAGTGCTGGTGGCAAAGCCGTAGCTGAGTACATGGAGTTCTTCTATAAGAACTTCAACCCAAAAGACGGTATTTATCTTCGTGACCACATGTGTCGTCTCGTTGTGCGTGTTCCTGAAGCGAAACGCATACGACTCGGCCTACACGCTACTGGTCGCACCCCTTACCTCGTTGTTGGAAACATCATCCTAAAGGTGGCCAACGGAAAGAATTGTTCCGGTTGGTTCCTCACGGAAGTTGTTAACTCTGTTTACATTGCTATTGCTGAACGCTATGCTCTAGCAAAAGAACAAGAACATCGATTCGGCTATTACAATCTCGCCGAACTAGAAAATGAGATTGAAGACTCGACCTTTGGTGATGACGATGTTATGACATTGTCCAGCTTGCTTGCTGAGTGGTTCTCTACTGGTGCTTTTATTACGCACATTAAGGACCTTGGTCTCACAGCAACTGATTTCCAGAAACACGAGCTCAAGTACGAAAACGGAAAGACTCTTGTGAAACTCAGTGGAGAGTGGGTTCCTTTTAAGGAATACCGCCTTTCTGAGGTTCAATTTTTGAAGAGATCTTTCCATCGTACTAAGCATGGAATGATCTACCCTCGCATGGATCTTGACACGATCTATGAGAGCTTCAACTGGAAACAGAAAACCGAAGGAGATGTCGAAGCTATACACTCCAGACTCCGTTCAGCTGCTCCTGAATTGATGTACTATGGTCCTAAGGTCTACGACGCTGCATTTGATAAGATCAACGAGCGTCTCCGTGAGATCAAAGG